CAGGGCGAGGCCGGGGAAGAAAGGGGGTTGGAGGATAGATAGGGCAGTATATAGCCTCTTAGCCTTACCCCTACTGGCAAAGCTATATCCCGTTAGGTGGAGAATCTGACCCCTCCGGCGGCGGGCCTTGCAAGGCCGCGGCGGCGCTGATCTGCTGGCCGTCGTGGTGGTGCAGGCGGGGCAGATGGAGCAGGCGCGGGCGGGGTCGGCGGGCTGCTGGTCTGCTGCTGGCGGCGCGCTGATGGAGTGCAGGCGGGGCGTGCTGATGGCGTGGTGATCTGGTGCAGGCGGTGCAGGGCGGCGGCATCATCGGGGCGGCGCGTGGTGCTGGTCTGCTGCTGGCCGTCGTGGTCATCATCGAGGCGGCGCAGGTGGTGCAAGGCGCAGGCGGCGCGGCATCATCTGGCAGGCCGCCCACGTCGAGCGCGTCCAGGGCGAAAAGAAAAAGCCCAGGGCGGCGGCGCAGGTGGTGCGCGTGTCGCTCTGGGCTTGTGTCGTCGGTGCTGGTCTGCTGCTGATCCGGCAGGGCCGCGGCGGGGCCGCTTTGCCGTTTGCCGGAGGGGTCAGATTCTCCACTTTACCGGGTAGTGCTCTAGGTGTAGGGCTAGAACTTAGTGAGTTATAGCCTCCCCAGTAACCCCCTATAATCCCCCTTCTTCCCCACAGTTTTGGCCGTCCACGGATTCCGGGCCGGACGGATCGCCCACGGTGAGCGGCTGGCCCTCTTCTTGCATCCTGGCGCGCACGGCTTGCAAAATATACCCTTGCAAGCTCTGGCCGCTGGCTGCGGCGGCGGCGCGGATTGCTGCCCCGTCCGGCTTTAGCGGGCGCAGGCTTATATAATCACACTTTGCGTTGTATGCGTCGTTTGTACGGCGGCGGGCTGCTGATACTGGCATTTTTATTTTGCTCCTTTGCGCTTTATATCAAGATAATTATACATAATGGCCGCTCTGAACGCAACAGTGCAACTTGCACAATACACGCAACAGTGTTTTGTGCAAAAAGTAGATTACACGCAACAGTGCTTGACAAACCGCCCTGTTGCGTGCTAGAGTGTAGCCACGGCAAGCGACACGCAACAGTGCAACGCAAGCCAAATACAGCGAACAGGAGAAACGCACATGAACAAGCATTTTTTTGAACTCTCGCCCCGCACTCGCCGGATCATCTGGGCCGCCCTGCTGGCCCGCTGGCAGGCAAAGCGGGCATGAACCCCAGGCCGGACACCTTGACGGGCCGCACCGTAAAGCGACCCGACCCCAGCCGCAAGGCACACAACACCCGCCGCCCAGGGCAAAGGGCAGAAAGAAAACGCATGCCAGCGCATTTTCGTGAGTATCAACCGCAACGTCCAGGTGATAGCCCTGCACGCCTGCGCCCTTGTCTTGCACAATGCGGATGCCCACGCCCTCTATGTACAAAACCATCCCATAGGGGAGAAGCGTTTGGTCTGCCGCCACCGTCACGTCCGCCTGAATCGGCTGCCCGCTGGCTGTTATGCCGCGTCCCTCCCCGCAAATGTGTTGATACTGCTCCGTGCAGTACGCCGTACACATAAACGTCCCTGCTTCTTCCAGATAAATCTTACCGTCTGCCATCGAATCAAGCCGATCCTGTAAGACAGAAATAGTTTCTTCATCTCGGAGTGCGCGGTCAGACCAGTTCTGAAACCTGCTTGCGTAGATGTCGCGCTCCTGCGTGAGCTGCTGCACTCTGGCGTTCAGCACCGCACCGTTGAATATTGCCAGTCCAAGTGCTGTGCTGCTCAATGCGAGAGAGAGCGTCGGCAGCATAGGCTTTCTCATGATTTCACTTCCTTTTCTCCGAACCATTTCTTTGTTACGGCGATTGGAAACTCTTCAATTTCAGAGGCCCACGCCGCCGTCCCAGCTCCGTATGTTGTTTCCCACACCAGCGGAAACCCGCCGATGCCGTCAAACAGACTTCCCAACTTTGCGCCGTCACCCATGTACGGTTTCATTTTCTGGACGATCCAGAACCATTGCGGAAGTGCGATGCTGTTTCCCAGCGCCTTATACCGCGGGCTGTCTGCCGCCTTGTGCTTTTTCCCTTTGGTGTCCGTCCATTCTCCAATGTCCGTCCATCCGTCCGGATAGCCTTGCAGACGTTCACATTCCGTCGGCGTAAGGCGGCGAACGATCCAGCTTATCGCCCTTGGCGGCTCCATGTGTTCTATTGCAACCGCCTGTGCATCGTGCATCGTGTCCAGCGTGCCGGACTTTTCTTTTGTGACCGACGCATTCCATTTGTCGCTTTCCTCATTTCCTTGATGATTCGCACGGCTTCAACAAAAAGCCCCGACCGTCCCCCGGCAAGTCCGGCTCTGCGTCCTGCAATGGACAAATCCTGGCACGGACTGCCGAACGTGATGCAATCCACAGGCTCTATCTGGTCGCCGTGAATCCGCCCCACTTGCGCGCCTCTGCAATGAACTTGTCCTCCCGGTCTTTCTGGCGGAGCTGATTCAAAATCCCGTTCCAAACCTCGTCATTGTTCAGTTTCGCCCGTGCTTTCCGCACCACTTCCTCGAACTCTTCCGGGTTTGGCCGCTTTGGGCTTCCCACGCCGCTGATGTCAAGTGTCACGCCAACAGCGGCGCGGTGTCCAGAATCACACTCCACACCCTGATAGCTTGCTACTCCATATAAAGGCATAACCTGTTCACCTCCTTTTAATGTTCATCAGGCTAACCCTTTGCGTTCATTATAGTTTATCTAACTATCAATGTCAACCCCTTATTTCAACATTTTTGTTGACTTAACTAACATTCCGTGCTATTATGACATTAAAGGAGGTGAATCCTATAATGAAAGAACGAATCCGTGAAGTGCGAGAACATTTCGGGCTTAGCATGGAAAAGTTTGGCGCTCGTATCGGCATCGGCAAAACGTCCATCAGTCTTTTGGAAAGCGGCAAGAACAATCCATCCGTTCAAACCGTCGCTCTGATCTGCCGCGAGTTCGGGGTCAATGAACACTGGCTCCGCACTGGCGAGGGGGAGATGTTCGAGCAGACACGGGAAACTGTACTGGATCGGCTGGCCGCTGAGTACAGCTTGGACAAAGAGCAGGTCTCGGTGATCGAGAACTTTCTCGATCTGTCCCCGCAGGAGCGCACGCTGTTCCTTACACAGATGCGCAAGGTCTTTGGCGGGCCTGCCGCACAGCCGCCCCGCCGGGCAGATGTGTCCGACGACGTGGCCGCTGCCGTTGCCAACGTGCAGGACGAGGTAGCCCGGTACAACGCCGAGCAGGCCGACGAGACCGCCAGTGGGGGAAAAGAATTTTCTTCCACAGGTTAGTGCTTGACCGTGCCGCCGCTGAATGGCGCAGGAAGCACCCGTAAAATTCAGCACACAAAAAGAAAAAGCCCACCGGGGGACAAGGCCCGGTAGGCTTTTTCGTGTATGGCAAATAAAAAACGCCCCATCTTCTCCGCAGAAAAGACAGGGCGTTTTGGAACGAGTTGAACCTAAACGTACAACTCTACTTATATAAATGGCTCCCAGATATGATATTTCGGAAATGAATTTAACTTTTTGACTGTTGAAAGTGTGGAAAGATTTATTTTTCCCAGAACTTGCAACGGCTTGCAACAAACTTAAAACTACTTGAAAGGTGGTATTTATGCCTCGCAAAAAGAAACTGCAAGAGGTTGGCGGCCTGCGCTTGGTGGCGTACTATCGCTACTCCAACGGCGGCCAGCAGACCGAGCAGAGCATTGAGGGCCAGCGCCGGGACTGTGAAGCCTACGCCAAAGCCCACGGCTACAAGATCGTCCATGAGTATATCGACCGCCACATTTCCGGCAAGAGCGACAGCCGCCCGGCGTTCCAACAGATGATCTCCGACAGCGACAGTCACCTCTTCGACGCTGTGATCTGCTGGAAAACAGACCGCCTCGCCCGCAGCCGCTACGACTCCATCATCTACAAGACCCGCCTGCGGAGGAACGGGGTCAAGATTCTGTATGCCGCCGAGACGGTGGTAGACGGCCCTGAAGGTATCATCATTGAGGGCTTGATGGAATCCCTGGCCGAGTATTACTCCGCCGAGCTGGCGCAGAAACTCCGCCGCGGCCAGCGGGAAAGCGCGCTCAAGTGCATTGCCCTGGGCGGCAACCGCAGCTTTGGCTACGACATCGGGCCGGACAAGCACTACTGCATCAACGAGAAGCAGGCCCCCGCCGTGCGGTACATCTTTGAGCAGCGCCCCCCGGGGCCCCCCGCCGCTGACATCGTGCGCGACCTGCCCGCCCGCGGCTACCGCACCAGCCGGGGCAATCCGTTCAACAAGAACTCTATCTGCCGGATCATCACCAACGAGATGTATCTTGGTGTGTACAAGTACGCTGACATCCGCATTGAGGGGGGAGTGCCTGCCATGATCGACCGGGAGCTGTTCAACCGCTGCCAGACCCAGCTTGCCTTTAACCGCGCCCACGGCGGCGGCAAGGGTGCGCCCAGGGCTGACTATGTGCTTGTTGGCAAACTGGACTGCGGCCTGTGCGGCCATGCCATGAAAGGAGCCAGCGCCACGGGCCACACCGGGAGCAAGCACTACTACTACACCTGCACCCAGCACGTCGAGAAGAAGTGTCCCAAGACCTCCATTGAAAAGAACTATCTGGAACAGATCATCGTGGACGGCGTTGCAAAGTACGTCCTTACCCCGGAAAAGATTTCTCAGATCGTGGACTGCATGATGGAATTGCAGGCCAAGGAGCAGGAGCCGAAAGGCAACCCGGAAAAGGACGCTCTGGAAGCAGAGCTGGCCGAGTGCCGCCGCAAGCAGAACAATATCCTTGAGGCCATCGAAGAGGGCGGCAGCGCCCGCCTTGCGGCCCGCCTGCGCGCGCTGGAAGAGCAGGAAGCCCAGCTTACCTTTGCTCTGGGCGAGATCAACAACGCCCCCACGCCGCCCCAGTTCAGCCGGGAAGCGCTCACGTTCATGTTTGAGCAGTTCCGCCGGGAAGAGGACGAGGTGGACGAAGAGTACCGCCGCCGCATCCTGGATACGTTCGTTTCGTCCATCCTGCTGTATGAGGATCGGGCAGAGGTCAAATTCAATATAACCGACCAGAAAACCGGGGACTTTGAGCGGGTGATTTTGCCCATTTCTGCAAACAAAAATCCCCCGGAAGATGACGATACAACGTCAAATTCCGAGGGTTCTACCGCGTTGCGGTTGGTGGAGGCGATGGGAGTCGAACCCATGTCCGAAAAGAGTTCAGCGCAGGTGTCTCCGGGTGCAGGCGATCTACAACATTCCCGCCGCGTCACGCCGATCGTCAGGCTAACGCTTTGGTAGCTTCATGAGTTCCTGCCGGTCCGCAAAGCTTAAGTCCGTTCAGGTGCTGTGTCTAAAGGACGCCCCGGCCCC